TGTTTTTTTATTTGTCAAATAAACCCGCCCTGTCAAGGATAACAAGCACACGCAACATTGAATATGGCATATTCAGATCAGATGCGCTTTCGCCTTTGAAATATCCCTTGTCCCACAACTTCTGTATTGTCGGTTTGCCCCATTCTGGGATATCTTTTAAATAATGATAAACCGGCTCTTTGCTTTCTGTTATAAGCTTTTTTAATTCCTCATACTGCGTCATGGGTAAACCCTCACTTTCTGTCAGTCTGTTTTTAAATTCTTCCCATTGTTCGGGATTGTTCACGAACGGGGCGGGGCAAATTTTACCCCACACATCATAATGCCGGATAACATTCTCAACAGGCACATTATACTTCCGCATAAGTTCTTTTGTAAGTGCAACAGCATTATTAATTGTTTCCGGCTTAAAGTACCACCCGGCATCTTCTGCAGACTTTCCGCTTCCGTTCCTGTTCCGTGAACACATTTCGATACTTATAGAATTTGCATTTCTGCATTCGGGGTGTATATATCTGCTTGTGCCACCTACAGCCCACGCCGTGTCTGTGTCCTTAACGCTCTGATATACGGTGTCGTATTCGTCAACAAAATAATGTGCAGATGCACCCACTTTTTGCCCGCCGTAATAATCAACGTTGTTTTTCGCTGTGTCGCCGTTATTTGCTGTGTAGTGAATTACTATATACTTTATGTCTTGCGTTCGCCCTGCCTTAAAATTTGCGCTGTGGCATTGTTTAAATATTATCTTCATTCGTTATCACCCCTGTAGACTTTTTTTCGTGTTGTGTTCCAAAATAAAAAGCAATAACAACTGTAAATACTGTCATAAACAATTCAGCGGATATTGTACCCACAATGCTTAAATAACAAAATACAACTGTCAATAGTATTGTCACAATGCTTTTTACACACAAAAGTTTTAACAGTCTTTCTTTCACTATTCACACCCCCTTATTTTTTATAATGTGTTGCATCGTCCACCGTGTCCGTTATGTTAAACTCACTTTTTAAGAATTGTTTAACTTCGCCGTTGCCGCCTTTTTCTAAATATTTATGCCCGGCAACAATTCTTTCACCTATTGGCATTTCGCGTGACATAATGGTAAGGCGTAATATACCCATAAAGTTTTCGTGTGAATGTTCTTTCAATTCTTTCAGCGTTTTATTAAGTTCTTTTGTTGCAAGCTTTAAGAACCACATAAAAGCCCCCGCAATAATACCTATAGCGGTTATAACACCACCGATTTTTATAATCAGATCCAACGGAAACACCCCCTTAAAGTTCAATCCCTGTCATTTCTGCAAGATAATCAACATCAGCCCGCAGTTGTTCAAGTTCTGTTTGCTGTTCGGTTTCAGCCATTATTGCAGCGGCTTCCGCTTCGTGTTCTGCAACAAGTTCCGACCATCTTTTTTCATCAAAAATCAATGTGTCGTTTTCCCACTTGTGCGCCCTTATCCGTTGCCCGGATAAATCAAACGCGGAAAGGTCAACTTCTGCGCCGTTCTCTTTTCCGACTGTTGACACAGACAGCAAATAATTGTTTTCGTCAAGGTTTAAATAAATCATAATTTCACCCCGTATATTTTTTGTGGTACTATGAAACTGTTTTCGCTTCCCGTGGTTATAAGTCCCTGTGAATTAAGCCTTGTATATAAGCATGTGTAAAACTGTATGCTCACTTCTCCGCTTACCTTTTCTATTGCGTAATTGCGGAAAGAATGACGGTGGCTTCCGCCCGATGAAGTAGAATGGTTTATGCTTCCGCTGCCGGACAAAACAGCCGTTCCGTGGGAAGTAACGCAAATATAAATATCAAACATTTCTCCCCCTAAATCTATAGGCTGTGCTTCAAACGTGCTTGTTGGTGACGCATTTTCCCATAGAAGCGTAGCACTCATACCGCCCAAAGCATGCGCCGTGACATCGTTTTTGTCAAGGTTTACAAGTTTCAAGCCGTTCTTTATCGGTATGCCGGAGCTTCGTGGCACAGCGCAATTCTCGCAAACTTCCATGAAATAACCATTATTATTGCCCTTGCTAAACGGCGCACACGGCACAAACTCCCCGGCGTGGTATTCATATCCAACTTTGTCAATATCGGAAGGGCAGCCGTTGCACTCTGCGACTGTTGCATTTTCAAACCTTGCTCCCGTCTCGGTGTTGATAACTACCCCACCAACGGAAAGAAAATTTTCTCCGTGTGCAATCACCCTGTTATTACTTAAAACTAATTGCATTTTTTACACCTCTTTCGCGTCAAAACTTGTCCCGTTGTATCGTAGTTCGTAACGTCTGCCACTTAACAAAATGGTATTGACTTTAACGCCGTTAAATGTGTTGCTGTCAACCACAAAAGCGGCATATGTCGGCACTTGAACGGTTACACGTTGCCCCACATCCCAAACAGTAGGCATCTTCTCCGCAATATAATCAATCACATAACTATTTGCTGCCCATTCGGGAATAGTAAGAGACGTTATATAGATTCTCGGTGCAAGCGGTACGTTAAAAGTTATTTTATACTGGCTATAGTCGCCCGTATGGGTAAGTGTGTAGGTCGTCATATTGATCGAATACGTTGACGATGAAAACAAGTCCGCCCATGTTGTGCCGTTGTTTGAACCTTGTATCGTCCAACCTATGCCCGTTGTGTCGCCTGACCTTCCAAGCAGCAACCCTATTTTTTTTATGTTGATTGCAATAGGGAAAATTATTGTGTATGTGTGTGTTGTCCCGTATTCGCTGCCCCAGCTTGTATCGTCTTTGCCGTCAACTGCCTTTTCCACGGAATAATCGCTGCCTATGGAAGAACTTGCAACAACTTTATAAATACTGTTTGTGGCTGTTGCAACACCGTTTAACGTCCATCCGGAAGTTGGCAGCGGGGTTGTTGTTCCGTGTGTTGTGTTTTTAATTGTGTAATACGGTGCAACTTGATAATACCGCCCCGTCAATCTGCTTTGTATAATGCTGTCAAGTGTTGCCTTGTCAATCGGTGTCCCTACAACTGTAGGCTCGTCCGCACGTTCCATGTCGAAAACGTTTGGGCTGTTCGGAACAGGAAAAAGCCTTATCCGCCCCGCATGTGTTGGCACTCTGTCAACAATGTTTTTTTCTATCATTCTATTACCACCCCTTTATATTTCGTTTGCAAAAACTTCTCCGCAATAAAACCGTGCTGCAAGCATATTGTTTATAAGTGTTTCGACATCAATTAAAATCTGTTCAATATGGTTTGCTTCTTCGTAGTTTAACGCCCCTGTGTCTGTCGGTGCATGGGGTGTTGTTGCAAATTGCGCCATTGCATCACGAACAGAAGAAACGCAAAAAAGATAATGTGTCAGTTCTGCCGCTGTCGGTATGCTTGTAGCCGTCCAGTTCGTCTTTGCCGTGAATGTTGTTTCATACGTTATATAGTTTGCTTCTTTCAATCTGTCGTGCAGATAATTAAGGCATTCACCTACGCGGTTTAAATCCCCTTTGTGGTATGCCCCTTTCATGTCGTCCGCCAACCATTCCGCCCGTTCCGCTTCTGTCATGTTGGAAAAGCCTTTGTTTCTTAAAGTTTCCCATCGTTTAACGTCTGCTTGTGTGCGGTCTGTTATAAGGGTTGAAAAATCAAAACTCATATTTGCGCCCCCTTATTCGTCAAGCAACATTTCCGTGTCGCTTACTGTGATATTTGAAGTCGTAACGGTCATTTTTGTAATGTTTCCGCTTGCTATGCCACCCCACGGCAACCCCGCCGTGTTTCTGCCGGAAACCTTTTGACCGCTTAAAACGTGCTTGAATGTGTATTTGTCCCGTCTTTGGTAGTATGCCATTATGTTATTTGCAAGCTTCTGTACGTTTGACGAATTAACCAAATAGCACTTTTCAAATTTCTTTACGTTTTCCGGGTCGCTTGTAACCGTGTTCGGGTTGTTTACTGTGACTATTTCCTCTGTATACTTATACTTTACACCGTTAAATTCAATGCTTGTCTCATTGTTTTCCGGGCGTTCGTCCACGATTGAAAATGATGTAATGGAAACGCCTGTCACCGTGTCGCTTGTTGTCACCTTGCCGCCCGTGTACGTTTCTTTCTCCGAAATGTGTTCGCTCGATCCGAAGGAAGGGGGGAACAGGCGTATTTTTCGCGTTCCGCTTGTGTCTACTACCGCCCCCAATGCAAATGCAATATGCTGCAATGCTTCGCGCTTCTTCTTGTTTGGCTCAATAAAGCCCCTTATTTTGCTGTTGGCATATACGGGGTCAATGTCAAACTCAAAATCAATACCGAAAACTTCGTTCAACACCGTTGTCAACGGTGTATCTGTCAACCACAATCCACCGCCATATGTTATAAGGTCTAATAACCCTATAGCATCAGAACACGAAAAACTAAAATCAAGCCGCCCCGTTCTTTCACCTTTTTCTATGAAGTATACGCCTATTAAATCCCCGTTGTCGGTTAATTCTACAGGCTGCTTCTTCTGAAAAATATAATCAACTTCGTCTTTCCCATGCACGGAAGCGTCAAGAACGTTTTCCGGGACTGTGCTTGATATTAAATCTATTTCGTGGATTGCCTTTACGGAAGTCAATTCCGTTGTGCCGAAATCACGAACAACGCCGATTAAAATATTTTCGATTTTGCACCGTTTGCGTGGTAAATTGGTTTCGTGAAACTCAAATACAAGCTTGTCAAACGCTTCTACGGCTCTGTTGATAACAAAAAACGGGTCTGTGGGCGTGTATTCGCCCCGTGCCTTGATTGTTCCCCCTTGATACCAAAAAACATTTACTTTACGGCAAAAATCAAACGAATTTACAGCAAATTGAATTGTCAAGCCTGTTGTCGTGTACTGCTCTGTAAATGCAATTGTTATTGTGGGAATGCTTGAAAACTTGCAATCTTCTCCGCTTTGTGTACTACTCCAAAACGCAATGGGGTGATTATTCATTGCTTTGTATTGGTGGGATAAACCCCACCCGTTTGGTTCGCATGTAACCAAAGCGGGCGGGTTTACTCCATAGGGTATTTTTGTAATGTCGGAAAAGGATGTCTTTGCCGTTGTTGTAACTGTTGCATTATTATCCGCACCAAGCGCAACGTCTTTGTATCTCACTTTTACGCTCATGCATTACACCCCTTCCGCATTTATGACCGTTTCCCGACTTCTAAAGTCAATCGTCAAATCATCCCAACCGACAAATTCTTCCGTGTCCTCTGCATTCTTTTTGGATATATACGCGACACTTCTTGACCCTGTTGTGTATGTTGCTTCATAGGAAATCGTGTCCTGTCCGTGTACCACTTCAAGAAGCACACTATCCCGCACGGTGTCGAAAAGATAACTGAAAAGATTGTCAAACAGTTCCGGGGCGTTTTCGTTAGGCGAAAATGTGATTCTATGCCCGTATTTAATGCCTACAATGTCCAATATGTCCCGGTGTCTATATATTGCCGTCCCGATGTTTCCACCCTGTACCTTTTCGGCTGTTTCCTCTATGGCAGAAACAAGAACGTCATATACAACGCCGTCAATTTTTACTAAGTCCATATTAACCCCCCTTTACGCAAATGATAAATCTGTACCAACGCGGACAGCTTCAGCATTGCCAAGATCAACAAATGCGCGTCCTACTTCTCTGCCGTCAAGAATTAAAGGCACGGTAACTTGTGCGCTTGAACCTCTGCGGTATTCGCTTGCAAGGCTGTTTATGCCGGCTGTCTGCATACCTACCGCACGGGCAACATCTGCAAAGCCTAAATCACGAACGCCGACACCCTGTGACATTCTTGCGTTTTCTGCGCTTACTGTTGCTTTTACTTTGGAAATAATGCCGCCCATTTTTTCCGCCATTATATCCCGTGCCGCTGTTATGCGTTCATTCCACCCGGAAACAACACCTTCTGCAAGGTTGTAACCGACTTCTTTTTTCATCAGTTTGGAAGGACTTGCAATACCTGCGGCTTGCTTTGCCGCTGTTATTGCACTTGTAACAGCACTTGAAACAGCAGAAGCAATAAACGGGGATTTTTCGACAATACCCAAAACAACACCGTCCATAAGAGAAGCACCGGCAGCCGTGTAGTCGTCTACTTGATTGATAAGTTCTGTATATCCTTCGTCCCCGGCATCAATCATGGACTGTTTAAGTTCTGCAGCAAGCAATGCCCCCTGTGTTTCGTACTCTTCGCGCAGCCTAATATATTCGGCTGTTGCTTCTGAGGTAAGGGTTTCAATTTCTGCAAGCACACTTTCTTTTTCGGTTGCCATTTCCGCCGTTGCCGCTTCCATTGCCAAAGCCTGCTTTTGCTCCCAAAGTTTTGCATAGTCCGTCAATTCTTCGTCCGTCATTCGGGATATAGCGGAAACCTCTGCCGCAACGTTTACGCCCATTTCTTTTATACTGTCAAGCATTTCCGTAGAAAGGATTCCGCGGGATGTAAGTTTTTCGATGTCCTCGTTGTATGCTTCCATCACTTCCACTTGACTTTTAAGGGCATACGTCAGATCCCGCCCGCGCACATTATCAAGCGAAACCTTTTCAAACATATTCATGCTGCTTGCTATGCTCTGCGCCCTGCTTTCAAGATTCTTTTGGTAGTTATCCATCAAGCTTGTTACGTTTTCGTCAAGCGTTGTCCAAATGGCTTTTGACTTTTCAGCATATTCTGTATCATGGTCAAGAAGCACTTGCATCTGTGCATTGATTATAGTTTGCTTTGCTGCAAACTCTTCCTGTAGGGCAGATGTTCTTTCCTCACCAAGCTTTATTACAGCAACATTATGTTTTTCGATTTGCGATTTCTCTTTTTCTTGCAGTTCTTTATCTGCTTTTGCATATTCTTTTGTAATGCTCAGTTTTCTTTTGTCAAGTTCTGCAAGTTTTTCAGCGTATCTCTCGTTTTCTTTTGTGAAGTCGTCTAAAGTAACACCTTTTTTCTTATTAAGGTCGGCAATTTTTTCCGCATGTTCCTTGTCTGCTTTTACATAGTCTGCATTTACGCTGTCGATGTCCCCGTTTAATTTTTCTATTTTTTCAAGGTGTTCCTCTTTCAGCTTTTGCATTGCAAGTTCATGTTGGTGGTTTTCTTCCCACAAGTCGTCATTATGCTTTTGGTTTATGCGTTTCATTTCGTTTGCGTGGGATATTACTGCATCTTTTTCCTCGTTTGCCGCATCTTCCAAAACGCTTGCAATCGTCTCTGTAAAGTCTTTTGCAGAATTTACAATTTCCGTCTGTCCATCTTCCGCACTTTCACGCATTCCCGCTATAACATTTCTTACAGCTTTCAGCGGTGATTCTTTGGTTTGCTCAACACCAACCGCGATACCTTCAACAATCATTTTGCCGACATCATCCCGGAATTTTCGCGAAGGTGATTTTATTTGTGCTTCATCTTCTGCCGCCGCCTTCATCGCGGCAACAATGTTGCGTATTTTTGTAAGCAGTCCGGGCTTTTTAGCATCTGCACCCTCTCCAATTCCGTCCCCGATTTGTCCGCCTATTTTTTCAAATTCTGTCTTTGCAGTTTCAGCCGCTTCCTCTGCGGTTTTTACCATAGCTTCGGTTACACCTTCAACGCCTGCCTCATATCGTTCACGCATAAGAACGGCATTTACTCCTGTTGCAATTGCCAAATCTTCAAGTCTTTTCTTTTCTTCTTCTGTTGCTTCACCAACTATTTTTGCAGAATCATAAAAGCCGGAATTTTTGCGGTTTAAAAGTGCAATAGCTTCCTCTGTTTTTCCTTGCATTATCAAGGTTTGTGCTTCCTGATAACCTGATATGTCCTTGTAATAACCTTGCAAAATTCCTTCGTTTGTATCGTATGCGGTTGATAGATCGGACAAAGCGTTCTTTTCTTTTTCCCATTCTTTTTTCAACTTTTCTACGTTTTCACCGCTATTTGCAAGCATTCTGAGTTCTGCCTCGGTTTTTGCGTTTTGGATAGCTTCGTAGTGTGCCGCCTGTGCATCTAGGTACGTTTTTTCCGATTCTCCAAGCCGCTCCCTTTGTCCGGCAATTTGTACGGCAAGGTCGGCTTGCTCCTGTTCCTTTTTCATGCGGTTTTCAAGTGCTTCCGTATATGCCGGTAAATCATTTGCAAGTAAAATTTCGGCTTGCTTTGCCGCTATTGCTTTGTCAATCGCAGTTTTTAAATTTTGGTATCCTGTGATTTGGTTTCCCACAAGGTTGATTTCCATACCAAGTGCTTCGCTTAAAGTATCGGTGATAAACGCAGCACGTTCCTTGTTTGCGTCTGTAACTCTTCCGTTTTCGTCTACCAATGTTTGAAGTTCGGAATATAACAGTTTTACATTTTCAATGTGTGCAAGGTCTGCCGCGGATTGCTCAAACTGTGCGACTTTCAAATCTTTGTACGCTTGTGCTTCTCCCTGTATCGCTTCAAGCGTTCCCCGTGCCGCCTCTGCCCGTTTGTCCGCTTCTGTCTTGTTGTTCGCTAGTGCGGTTGTTAGATTTGTCAAGCCGGTAACTAAAGCACTTATGACGGGTTGCATTGCTTGCAGCCCTTGCGCCCTTAAATTAGTCCACGCGGTTGTTAGAGGTTCGACTTGCGCCCCCATTGCGGCTTGTGCTTGCTCCAGTCGGTTTGTTGCTTCCCGTGCCGCCTGTGTGCTTGCTGTCAGTTCGTTATACTCTGTCGCTGCCGTCTCATACTCTTTATTAAGCGTATTGGTTATAAGTGTTGCGCGTTCCTGTTCGCTGTTACAAGATTTTAATTTTTCGTTAAAAGCATCTTCTGAAATGCCAGCCCAATTAAGAGCATCCGCAAGCGGACCGGTTACAGCCCCAACCTTTGCTGTTTCGTTTGCCGCTTCGGTTAATCCTTCAATTGGTAAACTGTCACCGAATCGGGCTGTTACACCCGCCGCTATGGTCTGCCACTTTGTCAGATCTTCCGTACTGTCTGTAAGTTCAGCCAAATGGTTGACCGCTTCGACTGTTCTGTCACTTTCACCAAGTATTTTATAGAATCCGTCATATGCTTTTTGCGCTGTTTTCGTGTCATGCCCTGCCGCTTTAAATGCCGCGCCAAGTTTCGCCATATCTTCGCGGTATTCCCTTGTTTCATCCGCAAGGGCAACTATGTTACCGATTGTTTCCACAACCTTGCTTGCAAGACTTGTAAGTGCGTTTCCGACAAACGACCCAATGGCTACCTCTGCCGCGCCAAAACCTTTCCCCGCGCCCTTTGCACTATCACCAAGGTTGTCAAGTTCATCGGCTGCGTTCTCAGCTTCGCCCTCTACATCGTTCAGCTTCTTTTTTATATCGCTATCATCAGCCGTAATCTCAATTTTTACGCTTCCGTCTGCCATATTGTCACCCCCTTATTTCTTTGCTTCGTTTCTCCACATAATCAAGCATTTGCTTGTTTCTTTGTTCAAGTGTCATTTTGCCGACTTCCGCCGTCTTGATTTCAATTTCCTTGCGTATTGCCGCAATCCGTTTGCGTTCCTTTTGTGGTAAATCCTTCAAATTGCAAGTGCGGTAATAAATACGGTTTTTAAAATTGCTATCTTCGGGCAGTCCCATTAAAAGGCTTCGGAAAGTCCACCAATGCAAATTGTTCTGTGACAAGTCCAAATTATAAAACCGCCAAAAATCCGCATATATTGCTTCGCTGTCAACGTTATAAGAATAAGACGGCTTACTTGCTGTTTTTTGTGTCTTTTCCTCTGTTGTGTCACCGCCACGCAGAAAATATAAAACGGCTTCGCTTGCCCCTATCATGTCACCCGGCAAACCTTTGGGGAAGAAAGGGGAGAACAGTTTGAAAATGTTCTCTTCTCCGGCTTCTACCATAAGGTAAAATGATATGCTCGCTCTGAAATCCGTTTCAATGTCAAACGTGGAATTCCCCACTTTAATGCTTGACGGTAAATGGTCGGTTAAAATGTTCATCGTCTGCCACCTTTTACATTTGCCCTGCGCTGTTCTCGGTTCGTGATTCGTGCGGTCTTTTTCATTGCTTTAACTTCTGCCTTGTACTGTACATCCCATGTGTTAACAATGAAGTTAACAACGCTTAACAGTTCCAATGTTCCGGCGTGTGTGTAACGGCTCATAATATTCTCTGCCGCACCTTCGCCCAAAATGGTGTCGATTGCATCCATGACCTTATTGTAAAAAGCATCTATTTCCGCAATGTTTGCAAATTTTGGCGGTGTCATAATGCCTGTGAAAGCTTTACCAATAAGCTTTGCCGTCTGTTCGTTTAAAGGAAGTTCATATTTTATTTCACCGAAAGTCAGTTCACATGAATTGTCTTTCATTTTTTTCACTCCTTAAAAAAATAACGGGGGCATTCAGCCCCCGTTTAGTTTTGTTTATGCTAACGCCGAATAGGAAAATTCTTCGGGTGCAGAACCGCTTTTCTTAAGTTGAATGTCAATTTCTGCGCTGTTACCGGCTTCACCGCTACCGTCAGAATTGATAATAATACAGCATTCGCCGCTTTCGCCCTTGCCGGTTACAATGTTAAAGTACACATATTTGCGTACTACTGTTTGACCCGTTCCGTACTTAACATCATGGGACAAAGCAAAATCCTGAAATGCATCCCCGATATAACGGTCACCCGTTACGGAGAAAGAACGCTGATTGCCTGTCTTTGCGGTAGACTGCCCGGCACGGATATATGTTTTATCCTGTGTAATCGGGTTAAGGTTGCTGTCAAGACCCGCAACGCCAAGCTGCACAACAGCAAAGCCGCCGACTTCGGAAAAGCCTGTTGCCGGTGTTTCGCCGCAATCAACAGCCAGTACAAAATCGTCATTTGTTACAAATCCCGTAAAGTCGGGGTTAAGTGTGGTTTTTGCCATAAGTTCGGATAATAACATTATTAAACACTCCTTTTTTGATAATATTCCAATCGCATTTGGATCTGATAACGCGCTTCCCCGTCCTCTGAAACGATAAACGGGTAAGCCGTACTTGTAACAACAATCTTTTGCGCTGTCCGTCCCTTATCCATTGCCGGAAGTTCACGGGCGCGGGCTTTCTGTTCTACCCACGCGGTCAAGTCCTCAAAAAATTGTAAGTTACTAAGATTTTGTTTTATGTTTTGCTCATAAAAACGGCGGGAAGAAACAGCAAATTGAAACTGCTTCAATGCCCCGCCATCCTTATACCTTTTTATGATTTCTTCACATGGGATTGTGTCAACGCTGTATGCGTCCACGTCCTCACCTAAGAAATCAACATCAAGCCGACCCGACAGTCCGCTGTATGTTTTCAACCATTTTTGTACGCTTTGTATGACTGCCATAGTTAGCCCCCTCGTTTGATATATGCATCCACGCTTCTTTCAAGGTCTTTCGACTTATCCGCAAGCATACGTTTATCCCATTCCGCACCACGCATAGCACCGTGATAGGTCAAATCGTCCCCCGTGTAATGTTTTGGCGCACGTCCCGCCATAACCTTGCCGTAATACTGATAATGTGCATATGGCTGTGTATAGACAATGCTTGACCCGTCCGCTGCAATGGTTGCATTGTTTTTCAATACGCCCTGTTGCATAGGTACATATGGGTCACAAAGCCGCTTGACTTGACTTGCAATGTATTTTTGCACATTGTTTGTCCCGCCAAGTCCGAGGTTTTTTAATATCTCTGCTTTTGGCAAATCTACTTTTATTTTCATTGTCCACTCACCCGCCAATGTGGCAAGCCGCCGCGCCTGTTGTCGCTTATTGCCGTTATACGGAAATAAACTTTGTTTTTTAGGTCGTGCGGGGTTTCTATGTTGTTTACTATACCTTTTACAACATAGTCACCATGTGACGGCTCAACGGTTGAAATTTCGTCAAATAAACGCACTTCAAAAGTATTTACGGGTTTTGCTCCGTCTGCGGATGTCGAAATTGACGTTTTGGAAAACCAAGACGCATTTTTTACGGTATGGCATGTGTAGGTATCATCATCATCCTTTACATGGTGAACAAGTGTTATTGTTTCGGTACAACCTAACATATACACACCCCCTTAAATGCCACAAAATAAAAGATTTGTATTGCATAGGAAAGTATAAGCGGCGGCATCAATCCTCTGCCGTGACGACTTAGAAACTGCGCCCGTGGCGTAGCTTCGGGAAATGCCGTCATTGCTTTCACTTGTCACATCACCGCTTCCGCCTACGGATTGAAAAGAAAGTTCATCAATGACTGCACATTCTGCAAACTTGACAAGTTCCATTTCTTCACCCGTGGCGTTCTTTGCTTTCTGCAATGTCATACGGTCTATTTCTGCCGATGCACGAACACAAAAGCGGTTGTATTCCTCTTCGGTTAATCTCCCGTTGTATGTGTCCGTATAAAAGCTGTAATTTCCGTACATTATTTATCACCCGTCTTTTTGGGCGGTTTAGAGGTTGCCGGCTTGACAACCTCATAACCCTTTGCCGTATATTCGGGTAACTGCTTTTCTGTGATGTTTCTTGTGACTACACCGTTAGAAATAAGCATTTATATTACCCCCGTTCCTTATTCTCCTGTATGGACGTAAATTCCGTTTTTCTTGTTTTCATACACAAAGCAGTCATGGAAAAGGCGGTACATGAAAGACCATGCATCCTTGCTCTGGTTTGTGTCGGGGTCAACTGTCTTTGCATTTGCAAGCTGGATAGCCTGTACAACTGCAGACTTAGACAGCATCATGAAATTGATGTCTTTTGCGCCTGCCGCCTTTGTATAGCCCCATGCATCTGCACCGCTATTAAGAGTAATAGCCGTGTAAAATCTCTTTGCCGGAACATAAACAATAGGCATGTCGTTATAACCTTTAAGCACACGACTGATTGTGCCATCACTACCCCATTCACGAGCGATAGCACCCGAAAGACCTTTCTTAAGGTTTGTGCTCACAAAAAGCACTCTGTCGTCAGGTGCTTCTTCACCATCAAGGAAAGAAGATGCTGTATCAATAGCGTCAAGAATTGCCGTACCTTCTGCAAGTGCCGCAGATGTCCCGCCGACACCTTCCGTGCTTGCATACTTAGCAAATCTGTACGCATCAAGTTCCGGCGCAACACCGCCTTTTACAAACTGACCCGTCACCGCACCAAAAGCGGCACCAAGAGCCTGCATGTTTTCAATGCGGTCAACATCAATTTTCACACCTCTGTCCTCGGTAAGCTTAAGGGTTTCCCAAGTAACATTTGCTGTCGCTTCGGGATAGCCGTTTGTCTTTGAATAATCACCAAGTCCAGCCGTGTCAACTTTCATAATCTTGACAGCCCCTGCCTCACTAAAGCTTGCATCTGTCGGGGTGTCGAGCACAGATGTAACACTACCTTTTCTGTACACCTCATCAATGATGGGTAAAAATTTCTCTGCATAATTAATTGCCATAATAAAACTCACTCCTTTTTAATTTCCTAATCCTGCCGCAGTTCTTACGGCGTTCATAAATGTGTCAGCGTTTCCGCCGCCTTCGTGCTTTGCGCCTGTACTGAATACAAACGCACCGTCTTTGTACTCTTCTTTTTGTCCTGCTTTGAACAAATAAGAGTCGGACTTTTTCAAACTGTCAACCTGTTCCGTAAATCCCACAAGTTTTTCACCGTCCAGTTTGATTACGGACATATCAAGTGCAGCTTTTGCAATTTTCGGATTTAATGCGCCCGCTTCGACAAGCCCCATATTTACCGCGCTGTCAAGCTTAACCGCTGCAATGTCTGTGCTGTATTTGCTTTCCCAATCGGATGCATCCTTTTTCAGCTTTTCAATGTCAACACCGTCAAACTTTGCAACGGTTTCCCTCAGCCCTTTTATGGTTTCGTTAGCCGCATTCAGTTCTGAAACAACATTGTCATGTTTGCGCTTATCAATATGGCTACCCGCCGCAAGGTTCGCAAGTTTGACTTCTTTGTTGTCTTTCAGCTTTTCTTCTAACTGTTCCCACGTTAGGGCTTCTGATCCGAAAAGTGCCTTTAATTTTTCCATGGTTTTTCCTTTCCCACGCTCTAAACCCCTTTAATTTATAAATCCGCTGTGTCGGTCAGCGTTCTGCGTGTCCGTGCGCTTAAACGTCTGCACGTTCGACAAAATTGTATTAAAAAAGCAACCTGTCGAAATTTCCGACAAATTGCTCTTTAACCTTGTTTATTCTTTTTTCAGCTATTGCATAATATGTAACATCTGCCTCAATGCCTATAAACCTTCGCCCGGTATTCATGCATGCAACACCAGTTGAACCGCTTCCCATACAGTTATCAAGGACGGTTTCTCCTTCATTTGTATAGGTCTTGACAAGATATTCAAGAAGTGATACCGGCTTTTGTGTCGGGTGTTGTCGCTCTTTACTGTTTACCCCGGAAAACTCAATCAAATTCACGGGATAGTTTGTATATTGTTGTGGGCTTCCTTTCCCTCTAAAAGCATAAACACCCGGCTTTTGCGGTTTTTGCTTAATAATAGGTTTTTCAAGTTTTTTTATGCCCTGTGGGTTGTATGTTGGTTTATGCCTATAAAATACGCATATATCCTCAATACACCTTAACGGCTGTACCTTTGCAAAGGGTGCACCCGTCTTGTTATTCTTTTTCCAATACCAACAATAACGAAAGTCTTTTAAATTGCTTTGTATCAGCTTTGTTGTAAATGGTTGAATTGAAAAAAGGACTATTGCACCGTTAGGCTTGACAATCCTTTTGTAATGTTCCCACAAGTCCGGGAAAGGTATTATGTTATCCCATTTACAATCTGTAACGCCATACGGCAAATCACATAATATAAAATCAATGCTTTCCGCCTGAATGTCTTGCATTACCTTTAAACAATCACCGTTATATAGTTTATATGGGCATCGGTTACACTCCTTTTATCGTGCATGTTTTTTAAAAAAATGCATAATAAAAGCACTCTGCTTTAATTTGCAAAGTGCTTTTATTCTTCCACTATTTCAAAGTCATCTGAAGGGAAGATATAATCTTCTCCCGTTTCGTCAACAATGCGAAAGTCACCCATTTCAACGGATAAGACCTCATATATCTTATCTTTTGTTAGCGATACGCTCGTTCTTCCTTTATACTTAGCTTTCATTCTAAATACCTCTTGACTTTCAATTCGTATACTTCGCCCAAAGCTTCATACCAATGCAATTCCGCTTTTACCGGCTTTCCTTTAACAATTACAGTACCGTTACCGCTTACCTTTTGCCACTCATCACTTGGTATTTTATAATCACTTTCAAGCCGAAAGCGTTCTTTTATTTCTGTGTCAGTTCCCTTGCCGGCAAAAGTTGTACCCGTTACCGTTTGCCCCTCTTCCAACTTTGCATGTTGCTTACTGTCAAGAAGTTTGACGGGGTAATTCTTTGCCGCCGCGCCCAAACTTCTATGTACTTGCATGGTGTTTTTCTTCATTGTATCACTATTTACATTATTTGTCAATGGTTTTTCGCTATTTTTAGGCGTACCCGGTGCAGGTCTTTCTGTCCCCGTTCCCGTTGCAACCTTTGTACGGGCTTGTTGTTTCTTCAAGCCTGTTTGTTCTGTAAAGTCGGTATATCCTTTTTGCGCTTTCCTAAGCTTTGACCGTTCCGCGCTTGCATCACCGCCGCCGGCTTCAATGGCTGCCACTTGTCTTTTAAGACTTCGTATATCTCTTTCAATGCCGCGCTGAATCTGTGAAGCTTCGTATTCGGTGTATGATTCCCCGTTGTACTTTATATCCTTTTTGTCAAGTGCTTTTATCTGATCGTCAGTCCACGTCCTGGGCGCACCGTGTACATATGGGTGAAAGTTATGCCGACAGTTCCAACCACACAAGCCGTCACCGTATCCGTACCGTGTAGCCTTTTCAAAATCTTCATATACAACGCCGTCAATGACCTTGCGCCCGTTTCGGCTGTAGCATTTACCTTGCCATTTTGCGTGTTCGGGTCTTGCTCCACCGTGTGCCGTTACTTCCACAAGGTCAACGCCTAATTCATCCGCAAGCACTTCTTGTGTCTTTGCCGCTGTTTGGTTTACCCCGGTAACAACAGCACGGCGGACAGCAACTTCCAAACTGTCAACACGTCCGCTTTTATAAGCAATAGCACCGATACCCTTTTCAGAAAGGTCTTTGATCGCTCTGTGAATTGCCGTGTTATAGTCCATGCCCCCGACATTTATTTGTGTCCATGCTCTGTCAAGGGCATTTTCAAATTGCTTTGTTGCTGTGTTTGCAGTTGTGCGCGTGATATTCTTAAAAGCCTGTTGCGTTTGCAATAGCCCCGCATTTAACTGTTTATGTAAAGCTTCTGTGTTTATTTCGTCCGGCTTGTACACATCTGCCGCCTTGTAATACTCCACATCGTCAGCAACAGCCATTTCGGAAGCTTCCGTCAATAGGTCGACAATTTCCTGTTGTGTCTGTCCCGTCATTCCGGCAAGGGCTTCTATAATGTGCTGCTGTGTCATGCCCAACTCTTGCAGTTTTTGATTTTGATGCATTGCTGCCGGAATAAAGAAATCGTATGTTGATATTCTGCGTGCCATATCTTCCAAAATATCAATTTCCACAAGGGAATACATATCTACAAGGGTATTCGGTAGGCTGTCAAGGTATTTAGGATTTAAAGCCATATTTTCAGCCCCTTACATTACGCAAAACTAAAAGGATTTTGCGTTGCTGTTTGCATATCGTTTATTTTGGCTTTTGCAGTTTCTTCGTCCTCACCGAAATGTTTCATTCTGTATTCATATGGGTTGAGAATGCCGCTATTTACAAGTTGCATATCTTTTGCCGCCGTTGCTTCCTCATCTAAAATAAAACCATCTTCAAAATTGCTAACTATGGGTGTTTCGGGATCAACAGGGGCGTTACAGAATGTTTTGCCGATATACAGTAAAGCTTTGCAAAGTGTTTTCAATGCAGATTCTAAAACAATGGCGTGTCTGTTTGCATGTTGTACAAGTTCTTGCCGTTCTCCGTTGTATTCCGTTGCGGTCTTTACACCGCTTGCATTGAATTGGTAACGCTTTGTACCCATGCCACATTTGAACGAAAGATAATCAAGCTGTGCTTGTACACCGTCTTTGTTTTCCTGTACTCTTAATGACGGGTTAAACTCCTGTATCATTTGTTTTGCATCAAAGTCCATGCCGTCCCCGACTATTTGGAAAAGCTGTTGCGCAACTTCGTCCGGGGCAATGGTTTCACCTTCGGCGTTTGTCTGTAGCATTGCTTTGGTATAAAATACCTTTTTGCCGCCCAGTATAAAGTCCTTTACAAAGTTATTATATGCAATGTCAACAGCTTTGAGCGTGTCAATGGCGTTTGCGTATACGCTCATGCCTAAGCCGTTATTACAGCTGATATTGCACGTTACATTCGGATATACAAAAGCAAACCAAGGAAGGGGAGAGCCTGTGTCTATCTTTGGCGCAATTCTTTCCGGCAAGTCCGCTTTTTCCATTCGCATTCCTTCGATCATGAAATACTCATTTTCTATGATATAGTTTCCGTTTTTGCCCTTTGTGTGTGTTTCTATATACACAAAGTCTTTTCCGCGCTTTGTAAACTCTGAAACAAAAGCTACTTCTGTTATGCGTGATTTTTCCACGCTTAAAGGAATAATGCTCAAAGCGTCTATGTATTCAATAGATGCCCGGCAATTTGCATCCGGGATAACTGCCCCGGCGTTGCTTACCTTTGCGCCGTCAGCCCTTGCAACAAAAGCACCCGTGCCGTATGCAAAAGCTTTTTCAAGCAGTTCATTACCTTCCGCCCAAAAGTTGCTTGCACCAAGTACGCCGCCTGTTCCTTGTTCGCTTTCGTCACCAAGAAGCCACGCACTACTATTTTTATCTTCCACGGTAATTGTTGTTTTCTCGTTCAATAACAAAGCCGCCCAATCTTCCGTGATACGCTTTGCCATTTCTAAACGGTATAATTCACGCAGCCGCGTTGATCCGTCAACGCCTAATTCTCTGTAGCTATGTACTTCTTTTACATAACCTTCCCACCACAGCCGCCATGTTCTTATTTTTTCGTAATACTCCGTTGATATGTTTGTATTATATTTCTTGTTAAGATAACCGACAGCCAAGCCGATTATGTCCGTTTTCAGTTCGCTTGCCATTTTCACACCCCTTTATAAAACAGCTTCTTCCGCTTCCATTTTTGCGTTATATTCTTCCTCTGTAATCTCATGAAAGGCTTCCTTATCCACGCCTTCCGCAAGATAAATACGTTTGCCGTAAATTTCCCCGTTTGTCAGCATAAAGCCGTCACGGGCTTCAATATAATCTCTCATGGTTTCCTCCTTATACTAATGAAATAGTCCAGTTAGGTTTAGTCGCAACAAGATTTGTCCATTCTGTATTGTCAATACTGCCGAAGGCATTTGTTACTGCCGTACTGGATAATGTGATAGACAATCCTGTTGTGGTTGTTGAAAGAGCATTTACAATACTTTCGATGCTGTCACGATTTAATTTTGTACTCCAATGTACATCAAATCCGTTTTGCCCTATTGTTCCTCTGACAATCATATGTGTTAAGGCGGTACAAGATTGAAATGTAAGTGTGCCGAATGCAAGGTTTTCATGCACTATCAACTCATCAATTGTTGTCAACCAGTCATTGTAGTGAAAAACCTGTAGATCGAAACGGCTTGCACTACTGGTGTCTATTACACCAAATCTTTTGCCGCATCCAAATGCATACTGGAAATCCGTACATTTACTTGTATCAAACTTAACCCCTGCACTATCAAACAATTCCACAAAATCGACATCATGTAAGCCAGTCCAATTTGAATGTGTAAACATATATAGAGACGTTGGTATAATATCATATTTAGGTTTAAACCAATCAGCTATGTTCCTTGCACCACCACGGAAAAATCCACTATAATCTGTTCTTTTCCCATAATCTTGCAACGCATCCCAAAACGCATCATATTCAGATTTCTTTCCGGCTTCAAAAACCTTCGGTACGTTCTCCGCAACGGTTGTAAGCTTATCTGCTATGCTCATACCGCATCACCGCCTATCAATTCGTTTTGCATGGCAATGATGCTGTCAAGTGCTGTGTCGATATCGCCAACCATTTCGGTTACTTCTGTTTTGGAGATGTAGTCTGGAATGTACTTCTCACGTATTCGCTTCACGCTCCCCGTCCCAACAGAAACAGAAACGCTTGTAAAAGAAGGTTTGTCGTTAGAATGATTTTCAACCGTAACCGAACCGTCATTATGTATGATTACCATGCCTGTGTCCGGAAAAAATGAAATATAGCCGGAATCTTCGTGCTCTTCGGAATAAGCTTCCGAAATCTTCATTTCATACACATTCCCGTTATAGCTGATATAACAAATATCTGACGTGGAATTCTTTAAATCGGAATAAAGATTCTCATTATCAAACTTTACGCTGCCGCTTAACCAATAGAATCCGTTTACGCCGTCTCCTTCTTCAAACATCCAGTTGGAATCATCCCAACTTGCCGTGGACACTTTGTATTCCGCTTCTTCACAAAATGGTTCATCCACATATGTCTTTGACACATAATCGGGAATGTATACAGGGTCAAGCTGTTCCACTTCTTCCGAGTACGACATGATTTCGCAGGATTCCGTATAACCCCAATAATGAATATCGAACACGTTGTATTTCGGTGTCCATAAAAACGCAAAATACCCGTCTTTTCCATATTCAATTTCTTCGTTATTGATGGAATACACATAGTAGTCCTGCTCTGCAAAATATTCTTCTTTTGCCGTGCAGATGTATGTTTTCCCGTGCCAATTCACAGCATACTGTTTCCCTGTTTCAAAAGGCACGTATTCAACAGTATTTGTCATATACTCGCCTTCATTTGATTCCCATGCACCCGAAAGGTCAAGCACCGTTTTTTCACCGTAGATTGGTTTGCAACTATGCGCGTGTGTCTCGTCAATCTCTTTTATTATTTCCGCTATATCTTCGTCCGTGATTTCAGCTTTGAGAGATTCAAGCCATTCTTCTTCTGATCCCTTAAAGCCATTCTTTACCGCTATTTCGTAAGCGGATAAACCGTCAGCACCGCCACCGCTTCCGGCGCACTCTTTACAAACTGTAAAAGGAAAAGGTTTAGTCATGTTTACAACTCCTTTGTTTTATTATTTTAGCGGCGTTAATCTTTTTATAAAGGGGGATATAGAGTACTCTGTAGCGTCCATCGTATCTATGTCTGTTGTGAAATCATCCTTGCGCTTATCAATACCCTTTGCCGCTGCCTTTTCGTCCCACATTGCAGAACGCATTGCATTTATGACTTGACCGCATGAACGCAATACATAAAGCCTGTTCATGTTCAGCAAAGTATTTACACATACAATACGGTCAATTATTGTCCCTTTGTCGCTGTCGCCTACAGAAAGCCCCAACCCCGCAGACTTAACAGCATTCTTTATGCCGGATATTAAATATGTTTCCGCACAATCACAGAAAGCATATTTTATAGGTGCTTTGTATTCGCTTTGTAATTCACGGATAAAGCGGACAAATTCTGCGTTTAATCTGTTTGCATCTATTGTCCCCTTTGCACCGTCAAGCTTGTAATTTTTTATAACGCCTATACGCTCAAAGTTACCGTGCACAGCCGTTGCAACAAAGGTTGTTTTTGATGTCGTACCCCCAAAGTCAACACCCACAGAAATAAAGTTTATTTTTTCTTCCGCTTCGTCTTTTATCCATTTGTCCGGCTCGTTGGCAAACTGTTCAAAGCATAAGCCGTCAGCAACTACCCACAGCCCCAATATAAAACGTTTATAGAAAACGCCTGTATACATACCCTTATATCTCAGCTTTACCTTTTCCGAAAGACTTAAATTATCGTCCATCGTAAAGTGCAGATATAAAAGCCGTTTTTCTTTATGCTTCTTTACCCACTCAACATAAAAGAAATGCTGTGGGTTTTCCGGGTTGCAGTTAAACCAAAACTTTGCACCCTCTACCGAACACCTTGCAGTCGCTTGATTCACAAACGATTGCGGCATCAAAGCGACTTCATCAAATAACATGCCTGCAAGTGTAATACCTTGTATCAGATCCTGACTGCGTTCGTCTTTACCACCGAATATATAAAAATAGTTTTCTGTATCGCCTTTTGTTATCGTGATAAGGTTATCCGCACGGCTATCCTTTAACGTATACCCCCGTGCCTTTACCATTGTTTTAAGGCTTGCCAACACGTTGCGCCGGAATGACCCTATTGTTTTGCCCGCCATTCCGAAGTTTTGCCCGTTGTATGTGTTCATAGCCCATAGCACAAAAGACAAAGACATTGAAAGTGTTTTGCCGCTTCTTATCGATCCGTCAGCAATAATGCCGTCATAATCTTTTACTGCAGAATTATCCGCCCACCATGTCAGTATTTGCGTTTGCTTGCGTGAAAATGGTTTAAACCGGAATGTCGCCGTTTTCTTCATCGTTCCACACCTCGCAAGCTTGACCGTTTAAAGCTTCAATAAATCCGTCACTTTCTTTGTCTGTTGTTTCTGCTGTTACCTCATAAATGCTGTTTAGTTCTTTTATACTGTTAATAATCGCAGTAGCAACAGAACCGCTTACACTATTTGTGTTTTTTATCTCATTTTTCGCCTGTTCTATTAGCCACGTCAATTCTGTATATGCTTTGTCTCTTGTCCATTTTTTATCTTTAAGGATGTCCGCAGTCTGTTCCGCCCTTAGTTCTTCAATTCTTAGTGCTATTTTAGGGGTTGCTTCAAGTCTACACGCTTCAACCGCAACAGAATCATAACTCATCCTATCAGCTTTATATGCTCCCCTGTATGCTTCTTGTTGGGACATTTCTTTTAATGCCCTATTTTTACAATAATTTTCTTGATTAGGGGTAAGCATATATAACACCCCCTTTTGCGGATTTGCCGCCCCTTGTTCTGTTTTTTATGCATAGAAAAAGGACACGGCGAAAGGCAAACCGTGTCCCTTATGAAAGGAAGGAAGTATAAAAATACAGAAACCATACTTTCCACAATATTATTATACCACCTTTTTTGTTAAATTTTGTCCCGACTTTTTCCCAACATTTAAACGGTGCTTTATTCTGCATCAAATGTTTTTTCTAATTCCTCAAATGTAGCACGTCTGTATTTGCATATCAGATGGCACAAAAACAGACTTTTTGATTTGCATACACTACATACAGAAAAATTTCCACTTGACCCTGCTCTGCGTAATAACAAAGACGGTGAAATTATTTGCAATTCAATTCCTTTTTTTACCCTTGTAGTTCTGCCCATACAATTTGATACTGTGCATTGTGGAATATATAAGATTTTTCGGTAAACATAATATTTTGCTCTTTGTGGATATTTCTTTTCGCAAACAAATCGAGCAGTTTTCGGTATTTCGCTTTTTTTGTTTGCGATACTATCAAAGCTATCCCATCTTGTGTGCATTTGTGCAACACTTCCACAAAACGGACAAGGTAATAATTCAGCCATTCTGCATTTCTCCTTTCTTTGAATTGCGATTTTATTGTGCTTTTGGCTTTTCGGGTAAAGGCATCCAATGAGTTACATCTCGAATAATTAACCCTTTAGTCCACAAAATCCAATTTTCTCCGTTCCACAATGCCGTATGCATAGTAAACCCATTGCACCGTGCTACAAGATATGCTTTCATAAAATAGTCGCTTTCGTCTTTTTCATTGGGTTCGGGCAACTTTTCTTTAACACTTATCCACTTGCTCATACTCTCACTCCTTAAAATCGTTCTTTTATTTCCGTTCTCCACTCGGACAATAACTATCTAAATCTGTTACCCTGTTTTTCAATATCCGCTTCATCCTTCAAAGCCTGTTCCAAATCGGAAAGCTTTACATACCCACGGCTTATTGAATCGGCAAGATACTCCGCACCTTCGTAAATGCGTTTCAATCTTTTTACGCCGTACCCTTCGTTATCTCGCATCACAGAAAGGAAAATGACAGTTGCATATCTTATGGCATCGTCTGCCACTTCCTTCTTGATACGCCGTATGTCCGATTCCCGTAGCTGTCTTACCGGGTTTTTCTTCTTCACTTTTTACTCCCTTCTTTCTCTTACAGTTCTACAATTCCGTAACAAATCATAGTGAACTTTTTTAATGCTTCGTCTTTCTGCCTGTAAAGTTCCGTTTTGCTCACGAACAACTCATTGCACAGCCTGTCAACATATCCCTTTTGCCTTTGCATATAGAACAACCGCAGTATTTTGTTTTCTTCCGCTGTCAAGCTTGAAAGCCCGCTTTCGGTGATCTTGATTTCCGTTTGTACTATATCAAGATTTTTTTGCAGTTCTTCACGGGTGGCAATGTTGTTTATAAGCATTTCTTCCCGTTTGTTTTCGTTTCCGCCCTTTACGGGTGTTCCGTCCGTTGTTGCTGCCCGAATAGACGTAAACTTGTTTTCTAAGTTCTTGATTTGCTCTTTGAGGTTTTCGGCTGCTTCTTTTCTTGCTTCATAGTCTTTTAATCTTTGAATCGCAAACGCACACCAATTCATGCTCATTTTTCACACCTCTTTAATTTTAATCTTGTGGATATGTAGCATAAGTTTCCGCTTTATTATGTAATCTTTTGTACGCATTCCCTTTGAATCTTCAACAACCTTTCGCCCCGTGGTATTGTCTCTGTATACAAAGTCTGCTAAATATGAACATTCACGCTCTACACATCTGCGCCCGTTTGTCAACCTCTGCCCGTTTTTGCCGTATCTTTCGTATTCTTCATACTGTGCAGGGATCAGAACAAACGGTACTTGACGGCGAAGGGCGGAAATTTCGCCCGCCCTTTCAAGCAACTGCAATTCTTTATACCTTGCGTATTCTCTGCGGCTGTCAAACGTTTCCCCGTCAACCGTGATTTTCTTATTTCCGTATTTGTTCATGCTTTTTCACCCCTTAAAATGGCAAGTCGTCATCCTCTTCCGCGTTAAATTCTGTCGGGAATGGAGAAGAATGTGCATTTTCTGTTTCACTTGTTGCCGTGTCCTTTTTGGATTCACCGAAATATACGTTTTCAGTAACAATTTCCGTTGCGGTTCTTTTCTGTCCGTCCTGTGTTTCATAATTACGGGTTTGCAGTCTGCCGGAAACAATCGCCATACTTCCTTTACGGAAAAACCTTGTTACAAAGTCCGCTGTGCCGTTCCATGCCACGCAGTAAATAAAATCCGTTTCCCGTTCTCCGTTTTGTCCTTTGAAATCCCTATCAACCGCAAGCGTAAAAGATGTTACATTCTTTCCGCTCTGTGTTGATCTCAATTCCGGGTCTGCTGTGAATCTTCCCATTACGATTGTTTTGTTTAACATGTTTTTTCCTCACTTTCCTGTACTTCCGAAGCCGTTCGCGCCCCGTTCTGTTTCTTCTAAACTATCAACAATTTCAATGTCCGGCTTTATTACCGGCAAAATGACAAGCTGTGTGATTTTGTCCCCCGCTTCAAATGTAACGGGTTCAAATCCGTTGTGATAAAGTTTCGCCCGTATGCTTCCTGTGTACCCTTCGTCAATTACACCCTCACTTGTTATGCCGTGTTTAATGTTCAGCCCGCTTTTGCTTTTCAGCATTCCAACCGTTCCCGGCGGAAGTTCAACGTGTACGCCTGTGTCTATCACTATCGAATCACCAAACGCAAGCGTGAACGGTACGGGTGTTTTTAAATCAAGCCCCGCATCTGTTTTGTGCGCCCTTTCCGGCATGTATCCCCCTTTGTCCAGTACCACTTTCATTTTTTAACTCCTTTCATTTATCCCCATTGTTCTGCCATTGCTTTTGCTACACCAACAGGTGTTTTGCTTCTTAACTTTGCAACCTCTAGCGAATTCCAAGCATACTGTTTGCCATCAAAATTAGCCTTCCATATACCTTGTGTTCTTAACTCTTTTGGTAAAGTTTGTGTCGGTTTTAGTGGTTTAATATCACCAATAATCCAAATACAAGTTTTTTTACATTCTGTTTCCCCTTCGAAATCGTAAGGATTATATGTAAAATCTGGTTTTCTGTATAAAGTGGACATTATTCCACTCGGATTTTCAATGGCTACCCTTTTTGCATTTGTCTTTGTAAAATACATAAAGAACTCAATACCTTCCTCTTGTTCTTTTTTCTTTTTGGCTCTGTATTCTTCATCACCCCAATAGAGCCAACGCTGACCGCTATTGCACAATCTTGTGCAAGGCGGATGTGCAATAATCAAATCCCACGCATCAATTTGAGTATGGGATTTACCATCTTGGGTGATGAAATCGCAATTTCCGTTCAATAGAGGTAGTACATCACCTTTTATATGCCATTCGGGATGCCCACCCGAACACTCTTGAATATCGCACGAATAGGCTTCGTGTCCTTTTTCTCTGAAAGCCTTGCATACCGCTTGACTTTCTTCACATGCAATTAAAACCTTCATTCTCTTTGCTCATCCTTTCTGTAAAATAAATTTCTTTCGTCCCAATCGGGATACTTGGATTTTACAAATAATTTTTCCCCATCAGCTTCAAAAACTCATCTCGGCTATGTGTTTCTTCAAACTTCCGTTGGC